TCAAAAGATGGAATTAAAAAGCAATATGTAAATAGTACTTGCTCAACATTCTATGTAGATGATCCTTCAAATCTTCCTGCTAACTTTACTATGTTCTTAAGTAAAACTAAGGATGAGTTAGGTTATAAAAGATATAGAGAGGCATTAGTCGGAGAACAAGATATGTGTGTTTTCTTAACTTCTTGGTTAGGTAGAATTAAATGGACAGATCCTGAGACTGATGTACTTCTTGAGACAGCTCCTTTATTTAAAGGTGACTATAAAGAACTCCAAGATTTAGTAGATGGTAATTATGATACACCTTTTGTTGCACTTCTTGGTGTTAAAACAAAAGACACAGGTGAACAGTATCAAACTATCTTTAATAAGATGTTCTTACCAGCAAGCTTTATGAATTATATTTCTAAAGGTAAAGTGTTTCCTACTGACTATACTAAGAAGATGTGGGACAAGTTTAATAAAGAAGTATCTGGCGAGTATGGATTTAATGCATACTATAGTTTAGATCCTGCTAAAGCTTATGATCAATCAAAAGATCTTGCAGCTTCAGTAGTTACAAAAGTAGACGAAGTTAAGCCTACTAACTCCAAGTTTTAGTGGCTTCTTTTTCCCATAATAAAAAGTCCCGGTTATTCTTAATCGGGACTATTTTTTATCCTTAAATTTGATATTATGGTTAAAGGTAAACAGAAACCAATTTTACTATCTGTAGATGAAATCTATAATCTTACTAGTGGAGGTTATGATATCTATAGATACTATCTTGGAGACAATATAACATCTGGGATAATGAATAGACCTTGGAGTGGTAAAGAGAAGAAATTATCATGGGGTATATTCTATAGAGAAGGTGTATGGTTTTGGAAAGATTTAGCAACCGAGGAATCTGGTACAGCAATTCAGTTTGTTACAAGATATTTTCACCTTTCTCAAGCAGATGCAATACAGAAAATAATGTGGGATTTTGGGCTCGGTGGATCAGAAGATGCAGTTAAGATATATTTTCCTGATAGGGAATCTACGGAGAGATTTAGAAATAATGTCTCTTATCACTACTTATGGAATTATGAAAATATAGCAGACTCTTGTGAAAGTCTAATAGTTCAGAAATCTATGAAAGATTTGATTGTAACTACTATGATTGAACCCTGTTGCATATCAACACAAGCAGAAGCTGTAAAAATATTTAATGAAGATGTTGTAGAAAAGATAAATAAAGTTACAAAAAAACCATGGATTTGGTATGGTAGTGACTGGGATGGTGTCAAGAAATGTAAAGAGATAACTGACACAAATAAATGGAAATATATTAATACACCAAAGGATTTACTACCTGAGATAAATGATGCTTATGGTTATGTAAAAGCTTTTGGTTTGAAGAAGTTAGAAGAGTTTATGAGATCTAAGAAAGTTATAAAGTAATATTATGGAAAAGATGGATTATGAAGACTTTGCTGATAAGTTTGGTAAATGGGCACCACTGTTTAAAAAGTTTATAGAAAGTAAAGATATGTTTGATATCTATGCTAGACTAAAAGCAGATGCCCAAACAGATATAATAGTTCCGGGACATGAAAATGTATTTAAAGTATTTCAGCTTACAGATCCTGATGATATTAAATGTGTTTTCTATTTGATGGACCCATATCCTAAAAGATATAAAAATGGAATACTTCATGCAACAGGTATTCCAATGGATTGTTCTAATTCAGCTGATGGTAAACTTCAACCTAGTCTACAAAAGTTTTATGAAGGAATTGAGAGATGTACAAAGACAAAGTTTGATTATTCTACCAGTCTAAAGTATTTACTTGACCAGGGTTGTCTTCTTATGAATACAGATCTTACTTGTAAATTAAATAAAACATCCTCTCACAAAGGATTGTGGATAAAGTTTCAACAGTATTTTCTTGAACAAATAATGTATGATAAGATAGGTATAACTTATGTTTTATGTGGTGATGTATCTCATAAGATGGAGAGATTTATAAATCCAATAGGTAATTTTATATATAAGCTAGAACATCCTGTTTCTGCTAGTTATAAAAACCTAGATTGGAATCATAAGAATATATTTACAATTATCAATAGAGTAGCAAAAGATTATGGAAAGAAGGGGATTGATTGGAAACCTAAAATTTTAGAAAATGCAACAGTTGAAATTAAGTAGTAATACAGCAAAACTACATCAGATGTTTGGTAAAAGACTATACTCTGACAAGTTTAGTTTTGTATCTGAGATATGTCAGAATGCAGTTGATAGTCATAGAATGTCTGGTCAGACAAAACCAGTTGAAGTAGGTATTTATGATAAAAGTAGCTCATATAATACATCATATACATTTTATGTAAGAGATATTGGTTTATCATTTGAAGATAAAGAAGATTTTATAAAAAAAGTATGTACAATATTAGAAAGTGGAAAGAGTGAAAATAAGACCAATGATGAAAACTGTGCAATGGGTATGCATGGTATTGGTAGTATCTCAGTTTCTGCATTTAACTCTGAATGGAGATATACTATAATAACTCCAAATAAGAAAAAGTTTAAAGCAACTTTGAAAGAACAAGAAGGTATAGGTCTTACTTATGAATTGTCTGATTATGAAGATACAGATGAAGAAAAGTCAGTATTGTTTGAAGTAGAAGTGCCTCAATATTCAAATATTAATTCATTTATAAATGGAGTAAAAGCAAAGTTATGTTATTTTAAAGACATAATGTTTAAGTTTTCTCCGAATGTAATCAAATCTTATCCTCAGTGTCTTACTCTTAATACTGAATTTAAGATATTTGAGTCTGAAGATTTTCAATATAGTACAATAAATAATAATCAAGCATTACATATATCTGTAGATCAATACTCTTATCATATTAGATGGGATGTTCTTGGAATGGACTCAATACAAAACTTTCCAATTGCATTAAAGTTTGGTTTAGGTGATGGTCTAACACCAGATATAACTAGGGAGAATCTTTTAGTAGATGATAACTATAAAAAGATAGTACTTGAT